TACGCTGTAATCGAAAAAAAAGCGTATCAAACGCTAACACGTGACGAACTTCTTCAACCGATTTCTGAATATTGGAAGAATAAAGTCATTTTGTTGAACGAAATTGATATTATTCGACAGAAAAACGAAAAAGAAATTCAATCAATTCGTGAAGAAAATTTGTTCAGACAGAAAGCAAAAGAAATTTATTTGAAATCTTTGGAAGCTGGTCACTGGATCGGTGACGAATTTCACGCTGACGCAATAGCAAGAAACTTTTCGGAATGTTTCAGTCAAGAAGACAAGAATGAATTTATGCGTTGCGCCAAAATCGAGTTTGCTCAAAGAAAAAAAGCCGCTGAAGACAATCAATTTGAACTTGTTCCCAGTTGGCAAAAGATATTTTCACGCGTTTTTATTGAACATTGCGTCAAGAAACGAATGAAATTTATTACCATTTAAAAAAAAATATGAAAACAATTAATAGTATTTCAGGCGGTAAGACTTCAGCATACATTGCCGCAAATTATCCAGCTGATTATAATATTTTTGCTTTAGTCAGAACTGACGATAAAAAAGTTTTATTTCCTGACGCAAAAGTTCGTCAAATTGTAAGTGATAAAATAGGCAAAGAATTTATCGGAACACTTGAAGAAGACGCCATTATTTATACGATATTGGATCTTGAACAATTTATCGGTCAAGAAATTGTTTGGTTAAGCAATGTAACTTTTGAAGAAGTAATTGAAAAAGCAAACGGATATTTGCCAAATATTATGAAACGTTTTTGCACTTCAAAAATGAAAGTTGAACCCATTGCGCAATGGTGTTATGAAAATACTGAATTGCCAGTTGAAATGAGAATCGGATTTCGAGCGAATGAAATGAATCGCGCAAAGATAATGATTGAAAAATCTTTGAACGGAATTGAACATTTTAAATTTAAAATTGGACATAAAAACGGAAGGAATAAATGGAAGGAATTACCTTACAGAAAAGCTGAATTTCCTTTAATTAACGATGCTATCTTTAAAGATAAAATAGAAAAGTATTGGAAGGATAAACCAGTTCGTTTTGCTTATCGAAACAATTGTGTTGGGTGTTTTCACCGAAACGAATTAATGCTTAAACATATGAGCGAGAAAGCAAGTAAACAATTCAATTGGTTTATTGAACAAGAACAAAAAAATGAATGTACTTTCAGAAGCGGAATTACTTACGAAAAAATAAAAAATCACAAACTTCAATTAGATTTGTTTGACGATGATTTTCAAGATTGCGACAGCGGTTATTGTGGACTTTAAAAAAAACTTTAAAAATTATCTGTAATTAATTATAAATAATTATCTTTGCTGAAACAATTAAACAAAACAATATGAATTCAATGACAATTTCCGAACTTAAAAACTGGTTGAAGGCGAACAAATCAGTCATTTCAAACAAAAGTTTGAAGGTTCAAACACCTTTTGTTTCGCAATCGTTCAACACTTTGAAGGCTTTCGGTGAATTTATTCTTTCAATCGAAACACAATGTTCTTCAGCGTCAATTTATTCTTATTCAACAAATGGCGTTACCTTTTCAAGTCTTGACAAAGATTTTTCAGTTCTTGAAAATGAAAGTGTGAAAGCGATCCAGTTCACGTTTGGCGGTATGCTGAACGAAAAGCAAATTCAAAACATTGCGAGTTTAAAAACTTTACGCTCGAAAAACCCACGAAAATACTAAAAATTTTTATTAACCAAAAATCACAAACAAATGAGTAATTTAACTTTAAAGTCAATCTTTGAAAAAGACGCGGTAAAATCCAAAATGAATGAACTTCTTGGTAGCCGCGCAACTGGATTTGTTACTTCAGTTTTACAAGTAACGTCGAACAACACGCTTTTATCAAAAGCTGAACCAATGTCGGTTTATAACGCGGCAATGACAGCGGCGGCGTTGGACCTTCCAATCAATCAAAATTTAGGCTTTGCGTGGATTGTTCCGTATAAAGGTCACGCTCAATTTCAAATGGGTTGGAAGGGTTATGTTCAACTTGCACAACGTACTGGTCAGTACAGCAAAATAAACGTTGTTAGAGTATACGAAAACCAGTTCAAAGGATTCAGCGCGTTACACGAAGAACTTGACGTTGATTTTAACCTTGTGCCTGAAGGTGCTGTTGTCGGTTATGCGGCATACTTCAAACTAATCAACGGATTTGAAAAAACGACTTATTGGTCAAAAGACCAAGCAACCGAACACGGAAAACGTTTCAGTCAAACGTTCAACAACGGACCTTGGAAATCAGATTTTGACGCAATGGCAATGAAATCATTGTTGAAAAATACGCTTTCGAAATGGGGAATTCTTTCAATCGAAATGCAAAAAGCAAATAAAGTTGACCAAGCTGTCGTGACTGATTTTGAAACTGACGACGTTGATTACATTGACGCTGGTGAAGCTTTGCCAACAATGTCAAACACCGACCTTTTAAAAGCAAAAGCCGAGATAAAAGCTGGAAACACAACAGCTGAAAACGTTTCAAACTTATTTGATTTAACTGAAGAACAACTTAATGAACTTGCAAATGAAAACTAAAAAATTTCGTTGTTCGTCTTTTGGTCGTTTAATGACTGGCGCGGTACTTCCAACCGCGTCACGTCTGACCGAAGCACAACAAAAAGAACTTACAACACTATTGGAAAAAGTAAAACTTACTGACAAACAAGCTGAACGTCGCGACGAACTTGTTTTGAAACGTGACACGCCTATTGAACCAAAGCTTTCTGAAGGTGCAAAGACTTACATTCAAGAAGAATTTCTGAAAGAACGTTTTGACTATGGTTTCAGATTTACGAATCGTTTTATTGAAAAAGGAAAAGAGGTTGAAGAACGTTCAATTCGTCAGGTTGGCGCATTACTCGGTTATCCATTTGCAACAAAAGCGCCTGAAAAATACCTTGAAAACGATTTTCTTTGTTCGTCGGGTTATGACTGGAAAGTTAAAAACTTTGTGTTCGACCAAAAAAACGTTTGGAATCCTTCAGGCTTGAAGCTGTTCGAAAATGACAAAGACCTTCAGGTTTATGAATGGCAAATTCGCGGTTATGCAATGCTAATAAATGAACTTGAAAACGGATCAATCAACGCTGGTGCTGTCATTCGTTCATTAATGAATCCGTCCGCTGAACTTATTTTCAAACAAGCGCGTCTTCTTTGGGTTGAAGCTGGAAACAATTACAACGACGAAATTCCTGAATCGTTTCTTCTTGAGGTTGAAAAAGAATTCGATTTCGAAGGTAAGTTTCCAAACATTGCTGACCGCGTTCGAATTCACCGCGTCGAATGTACTGAAGAACACTTTGAGTTGATCCGTATTTATGTCGCACTTGCTCAAAAATATTACGATTCACTTCAAACAATTTGTGAAAACGTCAACACTAACGAAATAAATTTCTTTAAAAATGAGAATTAATAAACAAACAAAACTTGAAAAAGACTTCATTGAACGCGTCAATCAATTTGCGGCGCGTTCAGGAATGTCACCAGCGTCAATAATGCGCGAAATAGGAAACACCAATTCGAAGAAGTTCAAAGATTTTATTGAAGGTACTGGATCGATAACTTCGCGCACAATGGGTTTAATTTCAGATTTCATTGATAATAACAAACTAAAATCAAAAAAATGATTGAATTACTTATTTCAGAAAATCAAATCAAACGCGCAAAAAAGTTGTATTCCTTCAACAATTTGAACAATTCAATCACGAAAGGGAAAAGCGAAATTTTTGGTGCTGTTGGTGAAATCGTCGCACTTGACTTTTACAATAGAGAAAGTTTAAATGCAAGTTATGTCGGATCGTTCGATTATGACCTTCGCGTTTATGACAAACGCGTCGACGTGAAAACAAAAAAAGTAAACAACGCGCCTGAATTGAATCACAACGCAACGATTCCAGCTGTCAACACGAAACAACGAACTGATATTTATTTATTCGTTTACGTTCTTTCAGACCTTTCAAAAGCTTTTCTTGTTGGTTGGCTTCCAAAAGATTTATTCTTTGAAACAGCAACGCTTAAACGCAAAGGTGAATTCGACGGAAATACTTCTTTTCAATATCGCGCTGACACTTATTCAACGACGTTGGACAAACTTTATGCTGTCAAATGAAACTACTTTTTAAAATTATTGTTCACGCACTCGCAATTTTTGGCGTGTTGCATTTATTATTTAACACTTAAAACAAAACAAAATGGCAAAAACAGCAATTGAATGGTTAGTTGAACAAGTAAATTCAGATTGTTTAAATTCAACTTTTATTCAGGAAGATATAATTAAACGAGCAAAAGCAATGGAGGAAATAGAAAAACTGAAACGTCAATTATTTATGGGTAAAGTTTCTGAAATAATTGGAATGAATAAAACTATTGAACTATGGAAGGAATGTATTGAAACCTTTAAATTAGAATAAAATGAAACGAATAATTTTTGAAATGACTTTTTTTTCAGTTTGGGTTGCGCTGTTGATTTTTTTGTTAATCAAATTAACAAAACAATTCGAAGCTGAAAAAGACCGAGAACTTCAACAAATCGAAGTTCAATTTAAAAAGTTTAAATTTGGAAAAGAAAAAGATTTGTCTGAAGACAAAACAATCAGTCAACGAAAACTGGAAACACTTGACCGAATTTACGAATATAAACCAATTGATTAAATTTATCGCTTTGACGGCAATCGTTGCGGTTGTGTTAATGGTTGCCTTCATTGTGTATTTATTACCGCCTAAAAACGACAGAAAATGATAATAAAAGAAATACTTGCAACACTTGCGCTTTTGATTCTTTACGCTTTGTATAGAATCAGTCACTTATTTATTCTTACAAGACGAATTGACACCTTTACAGACTGGATCAATACAGACCGACGCGACGACTTCAGCGTAATGATTTTAACAATCGTTTCGTTCTTTTTGATTCTGTTCTTCGGTTTCATTTTTACGATTCTTATTTATGCTGGTATCTTTGCACTTAATTTGATAATCTTATTTGTTAAAAGATTAACAAAACTTTGAATATTCAATTTTTTTCAATTATGGACAAAAGACAGAACAACGGCGGTGCGCGTGACAACGCTGGAAGAAAAAAAAGATCCGAAGAACAAGCACTTGTTGAACGATTGACGCCATTCGACGAAACAGCATTTGAGGCTTTGAAAGACAACCTTGAAGCTGGTGAAAAATGGGCGGTTGAATTGTTCTTCAAATATCGTTTTGGTATGCCGCGTCAAATGTTAGACGTAACCAGCAACGGCAACGACATAACCGCACCGATAATTTCATTCAAGAAATTCAATTCAAATGTCGAATGAAATCGAAATCAGTCATAAGTTTGAACCTTTATTTGACCTTCTTGACGATAATTCTTTTGACGAAGTCGATACGATTGTTTTAACTGGCGGTCGCGCTTCGAGCAAATCGTTCAACGTTGCGCTGTTAACTTTAATCGGTGTCGTTGAAAAAGGTTGGAAAGTTTTATATTCTCGATTTACAAATACGTCAATCGGTGATTCAATTAAGTCTGAAGTAAGTGACAAAATTGAATTACTTG